CCCATAAGAGTTCATACTTGTTCTTCAATTTGTGAATTCCAGGAACAACTTGTTTCAATACACCATGTTTTGATTGTTTAATAGATACATAACTTCTTGGTGGTTCAATACCATTTGTTGAGTTAGAAATCTGTGCTGATGTTTCAGCAGGCATAAGTGCCATTAGTGTTGAGTTTCTTACTCCATGTTCTTTTAAGTCTTCTCTAAGACCTTTCCAATCCATTCTCTCTGAGTGCTTTACTAGTTCATCAATCTCTACTTTACGAGTATCAATCGGAACAACACCATGTCCATATTTTGTTTCATCAGATTTAGGACAAGGTCCAATCTCTTTTGCCAAATTATTTGAGGCTTTGATTAGATAATAACTCCACGCTTCTGCCCATTCATCGACTAACTCTAAGTTAGGGTCAGTATAATTCGTATCATTTTTAGCCAACCAATACGCAAAATTAATAATGCCTACACCTAAAGGTCTCCTGTTATCGGTTGCTAACTCGGCCGCAATGAGTGGATAATCTTGGTAACTCAATAGAGCATCAAGTCCTCTTACTGCTAACTCACAAGGCTTTTCAAAATCTTCTGGTGATTTAATATTTCCCCAATTGATTGCACTGAGTGTACAGAGAGCAATTTCGCCCTCTTCATCCATCACACTGTTCAGTGGCTTTGTTGGTAGATTAATTTCACAACATAAGTTTGACTGTTTGATTGGTGCAACGCTTGTATCAAAAGAACTATGGTCATTTGCGTGGTCTACATTCATCAAATAGATACGACCAGTATTCTTACGTTCATTCATAAATGATGAAAATAATTCAATCGCAGGTACTGTTTTCTTACGAATAGATGTTTTACGTTCTGCTTGTTCATATAGTTCACGGAACTTATCTTGGTCATTAAAGAATGCTTCGTATAGTCCTGGGACATCTTGCGGTGAGAATAATGTAATATTACCGCCTGTCATTAGACGTTCATACATCAACTTGTTAAACTGAACACCATAGTCCATATGGCGTACACGATTATCTTCTGTACCTTTATTGTTCTTTAGAACAAGTAAGTCTTCTACTTCATAATGCCAAACAGGATAATATAATGTTGCCGCACCACCACGAACACCGCCTTGTGAACATGACTTAACTGCCGCTTGAAACATTTTATAGAATGGAATAACACCAGTATGTGATGCATCGCCATTACGAATAGGTGAGTTTATTGCTCGGATACTACCCGCACCAACCCCAATTCCTGCTTTCTGAGAGACATACTTAACAATTGAACTGGATGTTGCATTAATACTGTCTAAACTATCATCTGTTTCAATTAACACACAACTACTGAACTGTCTTTGTGGAGTACGAACACCAGCCATAACGGGAGTTGGTAATGAAATATCAAAAGTACTAATTGCATCGTAGTAATCTTTTACCCATTTCAAACGTTCTTCTTTTGGATAATTACTAAACAATGTTGCCGCAATTAACATATACGCCATCTGTGGCGTTTCATATATCTTATGTGTTACACGATTTTGTACTAGATATTTGCCACGGAATTGTTCCATGCCAACATAAGATATATCAAAATCTCTGTCGTGTTTAATAAAGCCATTAATCTTATCCCATTCTTCTACAGAATAATCTTTTAGTAACGCCTCATCATAAAACCCAGATTTAGTATTTGTATTAACTAATTCAATAATATGACAAGGTTGAAAGTCGTTATATACTTCTTTTCTAATATGATAATTGATTAGGTTGCCTGCCACCCATTGATAATTTGGAGTGTCTTCTGTTATTAGTTCAGCGGCTGCCTTGATTAATGTTTCTTGTATTTCACTACTTGTCATACCGCTGTAAAATTGAATGTGAGATTTTAATTCAACTTCACTCGCTGATACATTGTTAATATTATTACATGCTTCGAAAACGACTTTATGCATTTTCTCTAAATCTAGTTGTTCTTTGTCCCCATTTCTTTTAACTATATGAATCCCAGTCATTATTTCCTCTACCCTAATATGTTGTTATCTCTGAATCTTCCATGCCTGCTACACGTAACTTAATTATGTTAGACAGTTGAAAGTGTTTAATTTCAAACCCCTTTGTTATTCCGAGATATTGATTTCTAATAAGTGCGACCTGATTAATTAATTCACCAATCGCAACAATTTCATCTTCGCCATCTGCGTATTTTTCGGCGTCTCTACTACTTAACACCTTATTATAGTTCTCTAAATACTTACGCAAATATTCACTTCTTTTTTTACGCAACTGTATGTTTAGATGCTCTAGTATGGCTTCTATCTCTTGTAATTGACCAAAACGTAATTCCACAAAAGCAGGAAGATAAGTAGCATTTTTCTCAATATTGCCATTTATCTTTACTTCTTTTCTTGCATCTGTCAACTCGTTATCAAAGAATTGAATGCAGTTTGGAATTTCACTCCAATCTTTTACTATTTTGCTATACCAGTTCATCAGTACCAATCATCATTTTCGTCTTCTTCATCATCTTCGTCTTCTTCATCTTCGAAATACCTATCTAATGAAACCAAAAGAATTGGGTTACCATCGATAAGTATCTCTATGTCTTCACTGCTCATTCCTAAATCATCGCATTGTTTTATGAACATTTCGCCGGCTTCTATTTTATCTTTGCCAGGAATGTAGTTCACTAAAGTTTCCCACAATTCGTATAGTGATTCTGATTCCAAGTTGACTCCTCTTCTTTATCTTGTTATGGTAAGCAATCTATTTATACAGATTGCTCATTTTTTATGCTTCTTCGGAAGCGACAGTATCTTCTGTTTCTACTTCTATAATGTCTTCTGCATTCCAATCATTCATAACAATATCAAGTTTTTCATCAGTCCAGTTTTTACGGAACTCAATCATTTCTTCGCCTGCTTTAGTCATGTACTTCAATCGATTTCCTTGCTTAATAAGTAAACCTTTTGCTTCGAAGAACTCAACAAGACCACTATAAGGACTCATACCAGTTTCATATGGAATCTCAACTTGTACACTTTCAAATGGTTTTGAATATCGTGTTTTCATTACTTTACAAGCCGCTCTAATACCATGTACTTGTGAAGTTTTGTTGCCGTCTGCATCTACTTTTAGTTTAAGTTTACGCATTGCAACTACAATAGAACTAGCGTAGATAAAGCCTTGACCACCTGAGATTTTATCATCTGGGTCAAACATATCTTGTGATGCGTATGTATGGTTTGTAGCAACTAGTCCTACATTGTAATCACCAAACATATTCACACTATTTCTTACTAGTGCCGCTAGGGCTTTTGGTTTACGACCCATGTCACCTTTCATGTCACCACGATTGAACTGGTCAACATCGGTTGGGGTCATCATCATTCCAAGACTGTCAATAACAAACAATACTTTAGGACGTTCTTCATCGTCTTTATCGGCATATTCTGCCTTGTAATCTTTCATAAAGTCTGAAATGATTTTTGCAACATCATCAATCATTGCTACATTTAATTTGAGCAACTTTTCTGGTGTTGTATCTACATTAAGTGCATGTAGCCAACTTTCGTCTAGTGCGTTTTCACTATCGATTAAGACTACAAAAATACCTTGGTCTTGTGCATTTTTTACTAAGTTACCAGCGGCGATAAAAGATTTACCTGCACCACTTTCACCTGCAAAGACTGTTACCTTACCTAGTGGGACACCCTTATGGAAGTCATTACTGATAAGTTTGTTTAATGTATAATTACCTGTTGATACCCAAGTGTCTGGGTCTCTAAAACCAACACTCATACCAGGAACAGATTTTGTTATATTCTTGCGAAATTTACTCGCATCAAAGGCTCTTGCCATATAAATTCTCCTTATGTGATATAAAAGAGTAGGGGAGTCGATGCTCCCCATACTCAATCATTGGTTCTTAGTCAGTTTTTCTACTACGAATCATTGCTAAGATATCTGCCGCATCTGACTTCGGTGCTTCAGCAGTTGTTTCTGCTGGTGCTGGAGTCGGAGTTGGTGCTGATGTTTCAGCAACAGGTGTTGTTTCTGCTGGTGCAACTTCTTTAACTTCTTCTACTTTTGGAGCAGTTGGAGTTGAAGTTGGTGCAGAAGTTCCTGCTGGAACATCTAACCCATAAGGTTTATAGTGCTGACCCCAACGAGTTGGGTCATACAATTCACCATCAACAGATGCTTCAAACATCTCTGTGATAATTCGCATGTCATCCTCTGTTGGACGCTTTGGCATAAACTCATTTAAGTCATAAAGACCATGAGTTTCGATTGCTTGACGTTCTTCTTCATTTAGTGAACGCTCTTTGCGTGACCAAGATGAAGTTGAATAGTCTGCATACTGACCTTTAGTTGTCTTTGTTAGACGGAAATCAGTACCTTGTTCATAATCCGTTGGTAGATTATCCATATCTGGATCCATTAGAGCCGCCTTCAATAACTTGAAGATTTGTGGTCCAATGATAAATCTACGAACTGGATTTTCTGGTTGTTCACCACCGATAGGGTCACTTACAACCAAACCTTGGAAAACGTATGAACGCTTTTTCCAATATGTACGACCTAGGTCTTCCATTGCTGGGTCTTTAAACCATGGACGTATCTCTGCGTGAATTGGGCAAGACTCGCCCCACATTTCAACGCAAGGTACTTGAACGATTACTCGTTTCTGTTCATCACCACCTTTAACACCAGGGAACGGAAGTTTGATAACTTGACGTTCTTTCCAAAAGAATGTGTTTGTTGGGTCTGAATCTGGTAGAAATCTCAATACTGCTGTATTGTCGTTTTCCATATTCCAGAAAGGGTATACTGCATCTGACCCTCTGTTTGAGGATGCATTATCTGATGCTTTGTTATCTTGTGCAAGAAGTTTTGCACGGATTTCTGCTAGTGTAGCCATTATTTTCTCCTATATTAGCCTTTATTAGTTGTTTTCTTACTATTAGTTTTATATTAGTTTTTATGTACCATACATATTTCTACTAATGATACTATTATACTTATCTTTATTCCTAAAGTCAAGCACTAAATCAATCTTTTTGAATGGTTTTTAAGCATAAAAAAAGAGAGTTTTAACACTCTCTTTGATTATAGCATAGATAGACTATGAATGTCAAGTAGAAAATTAATTTTCTTTAAGCACTCTGTCTGGGTCGAATTTTGAGAATGCTTCTTCAAGCATTTCAGATATTTGTACGTCTGCTGATTTTGGCTCTACAGTTTCTACTTTTGATTTGGACATCTTCATTAAAGCACCTGCTACTTGCATATCTTTTTTGTCCATACCTCTTGGGTTTGAACGAATTTCGTTAGCAATATCAGTTAAGAAAAAAGAAATCTCTGCCGCTAAATCGTGACCTTTCTTTTTGCCTTTCTTGTCTAACAACGTATCTACTTGAACTCTGTCAGCAAGGTCATCAAATGTCATCGCAATCTTATTAATCTTAATCTGAGCCGCTTCTTCTGGATTGCGTGGTTCAGCAAATTGATTTTTGATTTTTGAGTAGTCATAATTATCAGAACTTGGCGCACCAAAAGTAATTGTGTTTATTTTTTCGCCAGTCTTTTTGACTTTTGCAGTCATAATTTCTATAACTCTATTAGTTTGATTATCTCTACGATTTTCCATTTCTTCTTCATTTACTTTATGTAGTAATGGAAAAATGTCTTTTAAATTTTCTTCAAATGTAGACTTTGTAAATTTCTTTACATATGCATCTACCATTTCTTCTGACATTTCTTCTTGTGCTTTAGTGCCGTTAAGAGCCATGTCTTCTACAAAACTAGCATAACCTTTTGGTCCTTGAATTCTTTGTATCTTTTCTTTGATAGCCATAACGCTACGTTTCACATTCCAAACATCAGCACGGTTGGTTTCATTTACAAGACCTTGCTTGTTTACAACATTCATAAATTCTTTTAGCCTTGATAAGTTATCAGACATCTCAATGATTGCTTCGCCTACCATATCATGTGTTTCGCCACCAGATGCAACGTGTCTTGCCATTGCTCTTGCACCATTTAAGTGAATAAATGGATATTTAAAACGTTCGCCTTCACCTGTCTCAACAAAGATTGCTGAGATATTACGAGAACGAGAGCCACGAGATTCTTCGTTTACTGGCGCTCTATGTTTTAATATTAGTTTTACATTTTCTAATGTTTGACGGCTAGTACGTGACGACCCAGACAACGGGCCCATGCCTTCATTGACTTGGTCATTCATGGTATTCTCCTTATTTTGTTTAACCTTATATGCATAATTCTTAGGTTCTATATGTTTTCCAAATGAACGAATATCAAAGTCTAGCATGTTAGTTCTTGCTAAAGATTTCAGTTGGTTCATCATATTATGTATTTGTTCGTTATCTATGTCAATATCTTCACCAATATGAAACTTTAGTTCCTTAGTGTTTCCATCGATATGAACCATCATATTTGGTTCTTTAACGTAAAAGAAACGTGCCTCGTCAGGTGTCGCAACGCTCTTGCCACTAGTAGCATCGAACATTTTCATTGCGTGTCCACTGCCCTGCATCAGTTTCATCACTTTTGTTGATATGTCATTTAAATTTATTGCCATAATTATATTTCCGAACTTGTTTTATGTATTTATCAAAATATGATAGGAAGCGGTTCGTTATATTCTGCTTCACCATCTAAACTCTCACCAAGCATCTCTTCATAGCCCTCTTCAAACCGTGAGATGAATTGTATTTGACGAACACATAAAAGGGTTGCTGAAACTAAATCGTCTGTTTCGCCCGTTTTTGCTTCATAACTTTTACCCTTTGCTATGAATGTTTTCAACTCTCTTATGAAGTTTTTACTTGTTGGCACCATCTTATCACTTTCAAGCCAAGATTTCATCTTCATACAAGCCGTAATTTTT